ACCTTGGCTGCCCGTTGGCCCCGTGCTGCCGGTGGGCCCGGTGACATTGGACGCTGCGCCCGTGGGGCCGGTATTGCCGGTGCTTCCGGTCGGGCCGGTCGGCCCAGTGGGTCCAACCGTTCCCTGCCCTCCCGTGGGGCCGGGATAGAGGCCAGCAATTTGCAATGCGGTAGTGCGCTTGGACGTTCCCGCCTGAACAATCTCAAGCTGCTCCGCACCCGTAAGGGCGGTTGCCGCAGGAAGATTGGGGATTTGGGAATTTGCCATCCGTTACACCGACGTTATGGTTTGCCAAGCGGATCCACTATACACGCAAAGCTTGTTAAGTGTGGTGTCGAAGACAATCTGCCCGGATACCGCCGACAGCGCGTTCTTCTGCGTCGTCGTGACGTTCTGCGCCACCGTCAACTGCGCCAAATTGGCGATCTGCTGCGTCGTGCAGCGGGCAGTGGCGCCAGCCTGAACGATCTCAACAAGTTCGGCCCCCGACAAAGCTATGGCGGGGGTGAGATTGGGGATCTGAACATTACTTGCGTAACGGGGCATCAGAGCGGTCCTGTCTTGGGCACTTCAGTGAAGCCGTATGGCAGGCTGGGGTTATTGATGACGTAGCCGCCGGACGTGTAGGCGCCCGAGAAGACCGAGCCCTGAAGGTCGATCTGGGTCGTATTCATCACCGTTATGCGCCAATTGCCATTGGCAGAAGACACGCCGCTTACGTCCTGAACGGTGACGTGCTGCCCTGTAATCATGCCATTGGTTGTCGCAATTGTCAGGCGGATGATCCCGATGCCGTTATTAGTGGCGTTCGTGACCGTGCGGTAGGTAACGGCATTCGGGTCTGTGCCCGGCAACTGGTTCGTGCCGTAGGGCGCCTCCCCAGTCTGCTGCGTGACGCGGGTCTTGTCAGGCACGTCGGTGTCGATGGTAGTAACGCGCGTGTCGCCGCGCTGGACGGGAATGCCCGTCTGCGGGTTGGTGGTGTTATTACCCGACACCTGACGCCGGTCGATCTCGTCCCAAGCGTAGGGCTCGACACGGGGATTGATGATCGGCACGGGGTCAGCCGGAATAATGATGGCGCGGAGCTGCTCCTGCGGGGTGTCGTAGCAGGTGTTGCAGACGAGAATGCGCTTGTTCATCAGGGACGCGCCAGCCCAGTCGTATTGCCACTTGAGCTGGTCGTGGTTGTACCGGAAAGCGCAGCGGTCGCATATCGCATGAGCGCGCGGATTGGTGGCGCTAGTAGTGGCCCGGCCCGATCTTGATGCGTAGCCCATTCACGCCCCCTTACCTGAAGTAGCCAGAGATCATCGGGGAAATGTACTGCTGCGCGGTCTCAATGTTCTGGTCAGCCGCGATCTGGTAGGACTCGTCCGCCATGGGCTTGATCATCGCCACTGCCGCCGGGTTCCAGATCTGCGCGAGGCGCAGGGCGAGGCCGTAGGCGAACGCTTCCAACCAAAGATAAGGAATCTCGACCGTCTGCCCGTTTTGAAGCGCCGAGTCCTGTATCTGCCGCACCCGGTAGTATTTCAGGCTCTGGGGGCCGTTGTCGGTGTTTGGCACGGGCCACAGCGTCACGGACGGCCCGGCGGACCCGGTCGAGCGGGACGAGCTGATCAGGCGGTCGAACCAATAAACCGTGGGGAAACCCTGCTGCTCCTTGTTGGGGTAGCTGGCGTATTCCGTGCGGCTCACAGGCAGGATGATGCGGTCGATGTTGGCGCCGGAGTCGTCGTTCTGGACGTAGGCGTCCAAGATCGCAACCGTGTTTCCATCGACGGCGTAGGTGGCCTGATCGGTGACGAGCGCCGTCGTGACGAGGTCAACGGCCCAGAGGTTGACGCCCATGTTCGACCAGCGCGCGCAGAGCATGTTGGACGCCATGCGGGCGGCCTCCATGTGCTCCTGAAGCACGGCTGTATTCCTGATGCCGACGAGGTTGTACGCATAGAGCGTCAGCTCACCAAGCCCCGGATTGAACGTGTAAGTGTCGCTCGTCGCCATGGTGGCTCCTTAGACCGGGCCAGCCTGAACGATGCTCGCCGTGACCGCCCCGGTGCCGCTGGTGATGTTGATGCAGATAGCGCGGCAGGGGATGATGACGGCGCCGCCAGTCGATGCCGTCAGGGCGCTGAAGCCCGTGGCGACGTACCATGTTGCCCCGGCGACGGTGTACCCGTCGGCGTTGGGGTCATCGAGCGAGTACTCAATGTTGAATGTGGGCGACCCGGACGTGACCTTGGCGCCGACGCCAATGTTGAAGGGCGTCTGGAAGTCATCGACGACGCGGGCGCCGCTGCGGATTTGCGAACCTGTGGCGGTCGCGCTGATGCTACCGAGTTGCATTTTAACTTTCCTTCTTTGCGCCAGACGGCGAAACGGGCCATGATTTTCTAGCAGAGCCAATTTTCTTCTGCGCCATTGACGCCTTCTGACCTTTAGTCATTGACGCGGCAGCCGCAGCGGGACGACACGCGGGATACGGGCGCTTGCCCTTCTCTCCCTCTATCCTACCACATTCCTTGCCGGTCTTTACATCCCGCCAATCTTCAGCAAACCACTTGCCCAAGCCGCCGCCCTCGGCCTTATTGACCCGATTGTCGTCACCGGACCACTTGCCGCCATGCTGCTTGTACCATTTAGAGGCAAAGGCATTGGCGTAGGCTGACGGATAAACATCAAATTTGGTTCTGGCCGCCGCCTTGGCGCGCCCCCAGAGACCAGAATTTTGAGGCTTGGCAGGCATATTAACAGTCCCACTTCCTGAGCGACTTGTTGATGCGACTGTCAGGATCTGCGGCCTTCGCGGACCCGGTCAGCTTGCGCTTCATCCCGGTCATCCTAGCACAGAAGCTGTCCTTGCGCGACCCGCCCTCGGGCTGGGGACGCTTGATGTCGTGCCCCTCGGCTTTGAGAGACGCGCGTCCCTTGGCGTTCAGGCCGCCAGCGGGGTTCTTGCCTTCTTTGCGTGTCCATGCACCAGACATTGCAAGCTCCATAAAAACGCGGGGGACACGAATGCCCCCCGCAGAACCACCGAGTCGGGGGAGGACGACTTAGTAGTTTGCACCCTTGCCGCGAGGCGTACCGCCAGCGGCAGAAGACATGACGCTGCCGCCGCTCTTGCGGGGCTTGCGACCGGCGTGAGCCTCGGACATGACGCCCTCGGCCTTCATGCCAATCTTGCCGCCCTTTTTGAATCCGCCCGTGGGCTTCATCATTTCAGAGGCCACAGTGCTGGTGCCGCCCGAGTAGGCGTTCATCGACTTGGCTTCGCGAGTTCCAGACTTACCCTTCATGACGATCTCCTGTGACTTAGGCGTTCTCAGCCTGAACGTAACGGACGACAAGGTCGCCGACACCGGCTCCCGTGTTGGCGGACAGGGCGTAGACGATTACGTCGGTTGCGCCGATGTTGGACCAGAGCGCCGTGCGAGTGGCGTCGGTGCCGGGAGTCAGGCCGTTGATGCCAATGGCAGCCACGGAACCCGCCGAGACAAGTTCAGTTGCAGTCGCGGAAGTGCCAAGGCTGATGGTTGAAGCCGCACCACTCCAAGCCACCGTCGCCAAGATTTGAATCTGGACAATGTGGCTGTAAGCGGGGATGACGATAGGCGTGGCGTAGGCCGTGGCCGTAGCTGCCTGCGTGATAGGCGCGATCTGTACCATCATAACGAAGCCAACATTCTTGACCGTACCGGCAGTGGTGCCGGTCGTGTTGAGAACATTGCCAGCCTTGATGGGGCCGGTAAATGTAGTGATGCCCATAAGAGCCTCCTGCACGATGAGATCACGAAGTCTGTGCAGCGCCCGCTAGGCCGGTCTGCGTGATCGGGTTGCCTAGTCTATTCGCCAGCGGAGTGCTTCCTGATGTAGTCGGCGCCCGCAAGCAAAACTTCAATGTTGTCCCTCGCCTGACCCAACATGCTATTGCAAGAATAGCACAAAAGCTCACGCACGGAACCAGTCTTGTGGCAGTGATCGACGGCGAGAACGCGAACATTCCCGTGGCGATCTTTGTCCTTTTCCGGCAACTTGCAGATCCCGCACTTGCCATCTTGGACACGGTACATCTCGGCGTAGTCGTTCAACGAAAGCCCGTAATAACGCTTGAGGCCATAGTGCCTCTGCTTTTCACGAGACATTTTGCTGCTAACGCGGCCATCAGGACCTATTGTTCTGGTTGTTGAGTCCGACAACCTCAAATTTGAAACTTTGAGGTTGGTCGTGTCACCATCCACGAACATCACAGACCGATCAGGCCACACGCCGTAATGCAACATCCACGCAACTCTTGAGGCAACCATTTCCCGGTCTTTATAACGGATATAAAGGTAGGACTTGGTCTGCCCCGTGGTGCGGTGGCGGGTACTTTTTACAGTTCCCGCCGCCACGCCTTTTTTGATGCTCTTCGAAACATCCTTTTTCCAAATAAAAGCGCCGGTTTCTGGGTCGTAGGCGATAGCCTCAGATACTTCGTCGTAACTCAGTTCTTGCAGTTTCATGTTGTCCTCCTTTAAAGACATTCTGAAAGTACCCAGAAGCTTATTGAAAGTCAACATGAAACTTGTATCGTCTGTTTTATCCCAGAAAACCAGTGATTTTAAGTGGGGAACGCTCCAAAGATAGAACGGAAGTTATAGTAACCGAAACTGTAGCGCTCGTAACCTTTGACAAGCAAATTGTCTGTAGTGAAGTCGACTTGCATGTCTGTTTCGAACTTAATGCGCTCCATATAGGAGAGCCCATCAATGTTCGTAAGCAGGAACCACGCGCGGGCAGAGGTCAGATAGTCGTTGACCATGTAGCCCTCGGGCAGGCCGCCAGCCGTGGACATGATCGCATTGACATCATTGTCCGCAGTGCCGGGGCGCAGTTCAGTCTTCGTCAGGCGGATCGCCACCGGCTCAAGGGCGGGCGGGATAACCAGACGACGACCGCGAGCGAACACCTTCAGACCGGCCTGATCGCGGAAGTTCGTGCGGATGGCGATCATGCCAGCCAGCAACGTGCTCTCGTTCAGGTCGTTCGTGGTGGAGTTCGAGATCGTGCCACCGTCGATGGGGTGGTCCGTCGCCACGAGGGCCTTGCCGTCGCCGCCGATGGACCCGTTATAGGTCGTGGCGGTGTTCAGCACGTTGGCGCCGTAGATTTCCTTGGTCTGCGCAAAGGACTGCGTCAGGCCGAGGTTCGACGGGGCGAACTGGCTCTTGTAGAGGTTGTCGTCAATGGCCTTGCGAGTGATCGCGTAGCCAAGGCCGATCTCGGTGTGCTCCTGATTGTACACGAAACGCTCGCCAGCGCCGTTGTCGAACGCGGTCTGGCCGCCTTCGGTCTTGAGCTGGGCGTAGCCAAGGAAGCGCATCTCAGCGGTGCGTTCCAAAGCCATCTTGGAGTCGTGCTTGGTGAAGATCTTGTCGTACTGCGACGGGATCTGCTCGTACTGACCTTCAACGCCCCGGAGACCGGGGAGGAGAAGATCTTTAATCGCTGAAAGATTGACAGCCATTGATCCTACTCCTTGTTAGACGCCCGGAAGGGCCTTGGTCTGGACGAAGTTAAACGCCACGACAGCCTTCTGGTAAGCACCAGACTCCGTGCCGTTCACGCCGGGCGGGTCAGTAATGAGCGACACGACCTTGAACGGGAAAGTGGTGTCAGTCGTGCCGAGGGTGGCAAGAAAGGCGCCCGAGATGCCGTTGGAGGTGTTGCCCGTGCCGATGTTGAACCCGACAGCGGAGTTCACATAGGACTGGCTGACGCTGACGTTGCCGAACTGGGCGACGAACTTCGCGTTGGGGTCGTTGATGATGTAGCCGGTGACCACGTTGGTCGAGGCGACATCGGAGCCGGGCCAGTAGTTGGACCAGACGGTACGCTTCTGCGACACCGACAGATACTGGCAGCCGACGAACACGCCAGCGATCTGGGTGTTGGCGGATGCGCCGGTGGTCACGCCGACAACGACGTAGCCGTTGGCGTCGGGGTTTACGGGGTCGCCGTAGTAGATGGCGGAGGCATTGTAGGCAATCTGGACCGCAACCTGCTCATAGGTCGGCGCAGAGCCAGTGCCACTGTACTGTTGAAAACCGTTATAGGCGGCAGTGTTCGCCATGACGGGGTCTCCTTTTTACGGGAAGCCTATTAGCTGCGCGCCGGGGCAGCATCATAGGCAGGGGCAGATGATCCTGCGCGCCGGGGCAGGAAATGCCGTCAAGGCAGTATCATCAATATACAGCAAAAACTTACGCTTGCAAACATACTAGAAAAACAGTAGTCTACCTGTGTGAGACATAGGGATAAACTATCATGCCGGTAAAGATAAACGACCTTCCTAATAAAGATGTTGTAGACAAATATGTAACGTACTGCCCCAAAACAGGAGTATTTACGTCGAACATATTTCATCAATATTGTAAAGTCGGACAAGTTGTCGGGCTTAAAGATAGAAATTATATTAGAATTTACATAGAGAAAAAATATTATGCCGCACATAGACTTGCTTGGCTTTTGATTAATGGTGAAATAAACCCTAATCATCAAATTGATCACATTGATGGAGATAAATCAAATAATAGGATTTTTAATCTTAGGTTGGCGACACATGCCGATAATTGCAGAAACATTGGATTACCTAAACATAACAAAAGCGGCGTCAAAGGAGTTCATTTTTATAAACAAAAAGAAAAATGGCGGGCTCAAATAAAATTAAATGGAAAACGACATTGGTTAGGTGATTTTGAAAAGATTGAAGACGCAAAATTTGCTTATGACAATGCTTCCAAAACATTTCATGGGGAATTTCGCAGGGAATAAAGAAAAGGGGGCCGGTTAGGGCCCCCTGATCGGTGTTAAAGATCCTCGGGAATCGGCATGTCAAAGGTCTTCTTGATGCTGGGCGCCACGCGGTCCATCGTGCCGTCCGGGGTGCCCGAGAGCTGCGACTCCTTGATCCGCACCTGCTCGCGGGCGCGGCGATAATCAATGCGGCGCACCTCGTCGGAGATCTCCTTCGGGCGCTCCATGAGAATCATGCCCTTGCGCTCAATGCTGCCCTTCTCCCAGTTGCTGGGCATCCAAGTCGGGTGGCGGCTGGCGGGCACCGGCTCCCAGCCCTCGCGGGCAAGCTGCACCGTGTAGGCCGGGTCCTCTTGGTTCCAGATCGTGTGGCGCTTCCACTCGTAGACCCAGCCGTCCGGCACCATTCCCTTGGGGATGTAGAACTCGTCGGTGCCCTCATCCATGCCGCCATTGTCGTCACGGATTTGGGCGGCGCGCGCTGCGGCGCGGGCGCGGGGGTCGTCTTCACGCAGTTCTGGCCTCATGGCTGGGCGCTCCGGGGTTGTAGACATGGCCGACTTCTCGGCGATTACACGTTGAAATTTGGCGTTCATTGCATCCGTCCCTCTTTCTTGAGGAGCATCTTGTTGCGGGCATATTCCTTTTCGGTCATGCCCAAGTCGCGCGCCGTCT